ATGAGGCGCAACTCCGATGAATTTGACAGGATATAGGGTTCCCATAGGGGGTTAGGTGCTGATGCCTCACTGCTGACCGCTGAGCCTCTCGTAGATCTCGACCAGTGGCTTGAGTTGATTGGCTACCTCGTGCCGCTCCTCGGGCGTCCAGCGCTCAATGGGACGCTGCGCAGTTTCCTTATTGAACCACGCACATATGTTTCCCTTCCATCCCATCCACTTCGGTGAGTCGATCTTCGTTGGTGCCACCTCAGACGGATTACTGATCTTCTGGTCGATGACGCCGAGCAAGAGCAGTTGCCTATGGTCAATGACCATCTCGGATCTAGCCTCTGACGTTCGGAAAATCGATAGATACGCCTTTGCGCGTTCAATCGTAATGCCCGGGACATTGTCTCGCAGCCAGGCGAGCATCTTGCCGCGCGATAATTGCTCGGCCTGGGCGATGAAGTTGCCGGCATTCACTGCACAAAACATTGCATCTGATGCGCTGGTCTTGGCGTTATTGGCAAATTCTTCTGCCCGGACATGCCAATGCTTAATTTGCTCCGCGACTGCTGATTCTAATTCGTTCATTTGTTTTTTGGATAATGTGACGTTTGCGAGATTGTCGTGATGCCTCCGAGGTTGCCTCGGATCGCATGTAGCGTGATGGCGGTAGTCCATGCTCGGTACAAAAGCGCCGCGCCTCGTAGGACAGCGATGCCTTGGAACATCCAAGCATAGACGCGATCTCGGCCATGCTACGGTTTGAACAGATTGGATTATTGGTGGCGAATGCGATGCCCCACTTTTGGACGCTGTCCACTTGCCGCTCGATTGCTCCATGCAGCACACGCATCAAGCAGTCAGCCGCTTCTCGGTAGAGATTTGGCGCTTGCTCATGTATTGAGATCAGATCGTGTTCCGGGTGCATGATCGTTTGACTTGCTACATTCCGTTTTCTCACGGCCCATAACTTCGTCAACCGATTCGTAATTTTTCCCGAGATCCTTCCCACCGAAGATAGCGTCCCACCCCGATCTAAATCGCTCACCACCCACCGGACGCGGCGCGTCACCCTTGCCGTTTTGTGTTGTATTCATGCTGATAAGTCTAGTTCGTCATGAGGTAAAATTTTCCCATCAAGCCAGGCTCCAAGCGCTCTTGCTTGTCGGCCATTCTCTGTTCCTTGCATCCACCCAGTGCCATCGACTGATTCAACTCCGAGACGTTCGCAGATATGCAGGCGCTCAACCTCATTCACTCGACCTACATGCACCCTGCGTCCAGTAGCGCACCACATTGGTAGCGAGCGCCATTTCCACTCAGTCGTGCCTCCGACAAATACAATGCAATCTGGTGGTAGATCCCTTGGTGTCATCCCATCTTGCACTGCAATGGCAAGCGGCCATTGATATCGAGCTGCAACTGGAGCGTACATTTCCCACTTAGCTAGTGTCGCCTCTCGGTCTGCCACCACGTCTGGAACAAGAACCCACTTTGGTGACATTCCCGACAATTTCACGCGGTCGAGCATTGCAATCCATGCAGCCTCATCCCACTCCCTGCTCTTTGTCCAGGCACTGAAAGCATCGTTGTCGAGAGCAAATGGCATCCACGGTCTGAGCTTTGTCTTGGGAAGTGCTGTGGGACCAATGAGCCAGCCGATTTTGCCAGGATGTTTACCGCTCCAATAGTGCACGATTGCCGAGGAGTGGTTGGCAGGCATTACCATGAGTGGAGTATTCATCCGAAAATCGCCTTTAACGAATCTCGATCAATGATGTCCCGCGCCTGCACCTGTTCCGGCTGCTTGACCACGCTCGGCTTATCCTTGCTGGCCCATCGTTGCGCGTGGCCGTAGACATCACCGAAGTTCACCACGAATTGACCTCGGCTCTTCGGTTGCCAGAATCCCGCGCCTGTTTGCGTCCTAGCGGCCATGTAGCGCCGCAGGAGGCTCCAGTCGCTGTCGTCCATCTCAGACACCTGTCCAAGAGCGCTGTGGAGGTCGTGTAGCTCCATTGCCGACCATGCCGCAGGTTTCTGCCACTCAGGCTTGATCGAATTGATCTTTGCAATGATCTCTGAGCGATCCAGAGCAGAGCGAGAGCGAGCGGACGGAGCCTCTTCCTCTCTCTCTCTCTTAGTCTTATCTGTATCTGCTTCTGTATCTGCTTCTGCTATGTGCAGGTTTTTTGGGACATTCTGGGACATCGTGGGACATGTCCGGGACATGTCCGGGACATTTTGGGACATTTCTGGGACATTTTTGGCGTTTCTCTCCCTTTGCTCCCGATATCGACGCTTACGGTCAGCCTCGGCCTCCCTCTGCTCGTCCCGGCTTGCCATTTCCCGATACTTGGCATGGTTGAGTAAATACCAGCCTCCGTCGATCGCCTCGATGCGTCGGCCTTCGTCGTCCGGCGTCCGGCTGTATTCATCTGGCGAAAGGAATTTTCCGATGGCGATCTCAGCATCAGCGATGGAGACGCCAGCCACGCGAGCGAGTCCTGGTATCGACGCTTGCACCTCGCCGTTCTTGTCGGCCAGTGCCAGCATCGTGATCCAGACGATCCGCGTCTTGTCGTCCTCGGTCCAGATGGTCGAGGTGATGATTGAGTTGAATAGTTTCGTGTAGTTCATTTTGTCTTGGTCTTGTTTCTCACTCTCTCCAGCACCCTCGCGATCGTGTCCCCATTCGCCTCGAGATCCTCGCCATGCTCCTTGATTAAGATCCGCAGCGCCTTCCGCGCGATGTTCCACTCTTCCGGCGTACCGATCTTGCCGTGATAGACTGGCTCCGAGCATCGCAGCATAGCATGCGGCCCTGGACCGACGAGGTAGAGGCGTACACTTCCAACGTGGATCTCCCAAGGTGGCTTGATCTCGATCTTCTGGCGAATCTTGTCTAAGCACGCAAGGCACGTTCTGCCATGGCACCGGGCATGTTCGTTATATCGGTAGGCATCAAGAGTCTTGAGTTCATCGCACCTGCGGCAGCGTCTCATCTCGACAGCTTCAGAATGGGATATCATCGTCTTCGTCTTCGATCGCGGGTGATGCTTTGGCGGTAGGCTTGAATGAGTTCTGCGTCTGTGCCGGCTGTCTCGGTTGCAGCAGCTTGCCATTTCCAAGGATATTGCCTTTCTCCCCGGCTTTCCTTCGCTCGGCCCCGACGTCCTGGCGGATCATTCCGCATTGACCGTATTGGTCGTCTTCGATGAGGTCAGCAAGATTCTTGGTTGGAATATTAGCGACAATATCAGTCAGCCAAAAGTCTAGATCGGCATAGACCGCGCCAGACTTGGCTTTGAAGAATAGATTCTTGTCGAGTTTTGTTACGTCGATTTTCAGTTTAATTAGTGTTGCCATCGTTTTGTGTTGTTTGTTTTTCTGAGATTGTTTTCCAGTGTTCTACTTCAGTTATCATATTTCCCATGTTTGAGTTAGTCCATTGTGACCGCACTGCTCACAATCATCCTTATCATATTCTTGCTTGCTGCATTGGAGTATTTGCAGCAGGTCGTGCAAATCAATGCTCCAATCTGTTAATCCCTTTAATAGTTTGGCGCAAAGTGCGCTATTAAAAGCGAGAAGCTCGTCGTGTTCTAAATCATAAATGTTCTCGTCGTTCACGATTACATAAGTACCCATGCAACCGTTGTATAGTTCTACTTGGTACTTGCTCATAGTATTTTGATTGCGATTACAATGACGATGATTGCGGCGATTGCGAGTTGGATTGTTTCGTTAGTCATTTTGGTTGGTTATCATTTCAGCACCTCCTGCACTTCGATGCGTTCCCAATTTGAATCGATTCGATTTTGATGGCAAATTTGATGGGTATGTTTGTTGATGTATATCACAAACGTGCGCGGTTCTGGTTTGATGCGGTACCTTTCTGGATCATCGCCAAATGAGATTTCTTCATCTTTTTCAAAATCCTCCCAATATGAGGTATCATCGTATTCTCGATATTGTAGGTTCTTGCCATCAACCCACGCTTGGATAAGCGGCAAAAATAAGTGTGCGTTCTCTTTATTCATAGTTCATCTTGGTATGCTATTTCTTCGATATCCATCAGCTTGTTCACAATTCTGTGGGCAACTGGCAATGTCATAAGCGAGTTTTTCCCTTCTGGGAATTCTTCGCCATTGAGTTTCATTACCCATAGGCTTGAATTTATTTCATCCGTAAGATCACATTGATCATCGTGTAGTTCTAAGGTGATTTTCATGGTTTAAGAATGGTCAGCGAGCAGGGTTAGCGACCTGCGTTTCCCAGTTTATCGGTCTGGGCGACTTCGATCAAGTCCATCGCTGGTTGGGTTATGGTTTTTCGTCGTACCTCTCGTCGTCATGCGAATCGTGGTCTGGATCATTATCTGGATCTGGTCCAGGTTCAGCAGGCCCATCGCACAGAGGACAGAGTGATTCTGGATCGGGCCAGTTGGTCGATCCGCATAGGGAGCATGAATGTTTCATTGTTTGACGGCTTTCATGGCCTTGTTGAGTAGTTTCTTGAATTCCGGTTCGTCCTCGTAAAGTTCGCCTGCACGTTTGATGTGATGCGGGACGATGCTGTGATCTGATCGTCCGATTGATATCGCAGTGCGCTGCAAGGACCAGTGTGGGTAGATGCCACGGATGACGTTTGTGTAAATGATCCGCGCCCAGGCAACCTCTTTGATCCGACTGTGACCCAAAATACTGAGAGATGATACGCCACACACATCGGCGATCTTGTTAAGGACATCGAGGTCGCGGCTGATTAATCCATCCTTGGTTCTTCTTTCGAGTTCCCGCATGAGATCCTTCGAGCTATACCTTTCAAGGCTCATTTCAGTCTCCTTCCGTATTCCGCGATCAGCAGCGCGTCTGCCGTCGAGTGGGTGATCTTCAGCGTCGGAAAGAGCTCCTGCGCTCGGCGTTTGCTGACATTTTTATCTCCCTTGGTCATGCAGCCGAGAGCTTTCTGCCACGCTTGTGGTCGAATGCGCTCGAAAGGTATACCGCAGGCCGTCAGAGCCATCTCCAGATGACCAAAGCCATTGCCAAAAGTAAAAGCACTTTTAACACCCATTTGGGGGCTTGAATGCACCTGCTCAATGTAAGCTCGGCAATTTCCATCGTAACCCATGCTGTAAGAATTGAGCAATTCAAACAAGTCCTGCAAAGTCTCTGGCATTTTGTCAGCATAGGCGTCTCCTTTTTGGTCGATTACGGCGATTCCGCCATTTTTTCCCGGGTCGATTCCGATGGTGATCATGCTTCCAAAATGGTTGGCAGCACGACCTTGCGGCGCTCTGCATAGAATATTAGAAACCGATCCAACGCATCCGATAGTTGCTTGGTATACTCATCGCGATCCACCCGGATGATGAATGGATTCATACCTGGACAGTAGGACATGAAATACCAGTGTTTCAGTCCAGTGACTGCCATCGAGCCATGCACCTGTGCGCGGTATGCATCCGGCACCTTATTCTCGACATGATACTTGATGTGGTTTTTCGCGAGCGGACATTTGATCTCCAGCCCGGCGATCCACTTCGATGAATTAGGATTGGTCACAAGTCCATCCGGCGAGCATCCGATGACGCCATCGTCCCTGGTGATAAATCCAACCTCGCTGACTTCGAGATCCATCATCTCAGCGAATAGATCACGAGCTTCTGGCTCCAGCTCGTTGCCGCGATCGGTATGCCGGTTACCCTCGAAACTGATCTCATCTGGCCGAACGCATTGGGCGATCAGTTCGATTGCGAAATCCTCCCACTGTGATGAGTCCTTGCCAGTAGCCGTCAAGATCCGCGAGAATTGCGATGCTGTGGGCCTGCCTGAGCGAGCGCGAAACCACTCTTCGGACTGCTGGATCATGTGAGGGTGGATAATCATAACCAGTCCTCCCATGCTCGTTTCGCCGCAGCCGTGAATCCATTAGCCTTGGAGATGTTAACTTGAAAGCGTAGACTCTGCCTTGCATCCTTGAGTTGTCCAAAGATCTGCCTTCCGATGTCACGGAATGCCGCGAGTTCCTCGGCTGCATTCTCCGGCGGTGGAGTTGCCGCGATCAGGTCGATCGCTCGATGTGCTTGTTCCTCGGCGGTCATAGTAGTTCTGGTTCAATGGCGTCAGCGTCAAATCCGGCGCTTGGCTGTTCTTGGATTTCTTCCTTCACAACTTCCAACTTCGCAAAAGGATTGATTGGAGCGTCAAGCTTGACCACTTTCGGCGTCACGTTTCGCATTCCGCCGATGTCACGCGCTTCGTCCTCGTCGTGAATGCCGCCAATGCCGAATGCCACGCGGATCGCCTGGATCATCGCCTTGTTGCGAAGCATGCGCCTCGGCATTGTGCGCCACGGATCAGTCTCGCGTTTGCATTCCTCGAAATACTCGGTGATCACTACCGGGTGAGCGCGATCCTTGAGGTGGATTGTGCAGGTTGCGTGGGTTGGATTTTTATCGTCGCCGAATGTTGCGACATCCATGCCATCGAAGTTAGGCTGGCGATTGGCGATCTTTAGCCAGCCATCGATACCCACCATCGGAGTGATGCCGCCACCCTTTTTCGGGAATGCATATAGCTCCTTGAGTAGTGGATTGAGCTGATAGGTATTTGCCGTGACGACAAGCGCTAGCAATTCCTCGTCGGTCGCGCCCTTAAATACAGTGGCTTTCAATGTAGCCAGCAGCTTGGCAGGCTCGACGCTGATGTTCTCGGCCATGACGGCCAATGCGGATGGTTTATGTGGTGTGATTTCAGTTGTGCTCATTTTAGGTATTGGGTGATTATTGGATGGAGAAAATATCCGATGGTGACCAGTGATGCGCAGATGACCGCGAGGCAGATTGTGAGGATCATGGATTCAATGTGATTCGCATCCTCTTGTAGGTAGTCAAAGAGCGCCTCGCGCCGGCGATCGGCCTCGGCTGTTTTCTTAATTAGCTCAATGTCGGCCTGCGGCTGATTACCAAAGCACGGCACCTTTTCGCGGTAGTTGATCTTGTCTGTCATAACATTGAGTATTGGGCAAATCGCTTGCCGTTTTTCTTGGCGATCTTGGTGGTGATATGATGGCCGTCAGCGCGGAGATCCGAGATCCGTGCCGCGAGCCGCAGGCATCCGAATTTTTCTAGAGCGTCGATGGGAGTTATGGGTTTGCCTTTTGCAAGACAGTTGAGGATTTTGATGGTTTGCGATCGTGTTTTCATTGGTTTTTATTGGTCGAATTTCGCTACGATTTCCTTGGTGAGAATGATGCCGTTGCCATTGGCAGGAGCGAATTTGTCCTCGCGGTGACTCATCATTGAGACTGCGAAGATGTCCTTTGGTCCGAATGGAAGAATCCGGTAGAATTCACCTTTCAGACGCTCGATGCAGAACTGGTAGCCGTGGCTTGATTCCTTGCGGACGATAACGAATGGATCTCGTTCCGTGCTTCTAAGTTTAAAGTATTTTCGAGTTATCATGGTTTCACAAAATGAACGAGAATAGCCAGTCCGTAACAAGCTGCAATGGAGATGATGATTGCCGCCCACGAAAGAGTGGCCTTGGCCCATGATTGGCCGATGATTCGGAATGCTGGTATTACCAGGAGGCTGGCGATGATGACTGGTATGTAGATCATATTAGTTTGGCGTTGCGTCGTGCAAATGCCGCCACAATGACTCTCAGAAACCAGATCGCAACAAAAATCGTCTTTCAGAGTGAATTTTTATTTTCACCCCAAAAGACGATTTTTCTTGACGTTAAATTTTTACGCTACACTGACCGAGTGTACTCTCAGCAATGGCGTAGGCGCTCTTTATTGGCAATGGCGCCTTGCCGGATCGCCACGCCTCAACGGTGCGCGGAGATATGGCCAGCCGCTCTGCAACTGCGGCTGCGGTGCCGCCAAGTAGTTTGATAATAACCTCCATGACTGCTCTCTGAGTCTCCGGAGGGCGTGATTGGATCACGCCACCAAGCCACATGATCCAGCGACCAGACGGCATAAGACAAATAATCCCAAAAGTCTCGGCGGCAAGTGGGACCGCGCCAGCAGGTAGCGGAGCGGTCCCCTGAATCCAACGGTCAAAATTGCTGATTGGCTTGAGTGTCATGGTCTTGGATTATTTGGAGGATTTGCAGGCTGCTTGCAGTTCGGCGAGCGAATAACCGCGCTTGAGACAAGCGGCATTAGCGGCGGCAAGATCCTTGCCAGTAAAGCCCTGGCCGTTAAACCAAGCCTTCTCGGCGTCTAGGTCAAGAGTCAGCGGGGAGGATGCCTTGCGAGCATCGGCAAGCTCGGCGCTGAGTGCCTCGATCTCGGACTCGTCAAAGTAGCCGCCTTGGCCCTCGTTGATGAGTCGGCGGAAGTTGTCGCGCTTGATGCCAGCGGTGCAGAGGTCGGCTTCGATTTCGGAAACGGTGCGGTGTTTGGTGTTGGACATGCGCAAACACTACGATTAAAATTCGTAAGTGTCCACATTAATTTACGATTATTTTTCGTAGGTCCAAATCAAGCTCACACCACAAAGCGAATCACCGACCGAATCTTGCTCGCATGTCGGCGCTTCCGGTAGACGCCATCACCTTCCCTGGCTCCGTCCGAATTCGTGTTCCCCTCGACCGTCTGCACGATCCCATCCTTGCCAATGTCACCGACCGCGATGCCAATGTGGGAGAACGTGAAGATCACGATGTCGCCGCGCCGGATGTCGTCCTTGTGTGGCTTGTGGAGTTTGGCCGAGTTGTCCACGCTCCGACACCAGTTCTCGAAATCCCATGCGCCAGCAGTCTCTGGCCTTGGGAACGTATACTTCTCGCCACCCATCGCCTCGCGGACGCACCAGCAAACGAATGCAGCGCACCAAGCCCACGGCCCGACTGGTAGCCATGTGGCGCGTTGGTATTCCTCGATCTTCTGGCCGCCGTTGGTCTTCGTCTCCCGGACACCGACTTGCGACTCTGCTGCTTTGGCAAGGCGCTCGGCAATCATGGCTTTCGGTAAAGGTTGGTGAGGCGACTATCGATCGCGATCTTTCGCTTGGTGAGCAGTCCTTGTCCGACTAATCGGTCAAGCTGCTGCTGTGCGGTGCTGCGATTGATCCGAGTCTTTACGACATACTCAGCAAGCGTAAACTCATCATCCATCCTTTCATGGGTGGCGCACTGAGCGATTGCAAATTCAAGTGCCGATAATGCTTTTTGCGTTTTTGTTATCATATGAGTGCTAATGTATAAAAAATCGGACGAAAAGTTGGTATATTCGTGTAATGCATCACACATTACAGGATGCCCATCGGCGAGATCCACTGCCCACCCTCCTCGATGACATGCCAGGCGTTCCACGCTCCGGTCTTGCTGTGGATCATTCCGTAGAGCCACCCTTGCCGCCATGCAAGTTTGGCAGGAGTCCTATCAGCGTAGGTCATCAGATTGATGTCGGCAAGGCATCCAACTGAGTAAGATGCCTGGGCGTCGATGTGCCTCGCAACATAGGTGTCCGGCTTGTGGACATGACCACAGATGCTTGGTCCCCAGTTCTCAAAATGCGCCTTTGCAGGGTAAATTGTTGCGCGGAACCCATGGATCAGCTTTGGACCACCTTCCGGCATCTGGAGATAACGCGTGACGTGATACGGAACCCACTGGATCTTGCGCTTCTTAAATTCAGTCTCGGACGCCTCGGCAAGCTGCGAGCATCGTTCGCGCATGATGCCATCCGCGCAGTGCGTCGAGTGCATCCAGATCCGGTCGTCGTGATTGCCAAGCGTCAAGAAATGCGGCTTGTACTCGTCAAGAAACTCGATGCCTGCCACATAGTCATCCGCGATGCCATCGGCTTTTTCCTCCTGCGAGGCGCCTTTGCGGAGCGGTGAAAAATCCCAGAGATCACCGAGGTGGATGCGGTGATGTGGTTTCCAGTCATCGACAAAGTCCAAGAATTTTTTCTTCGACTTTTCGCAGACAAGCGAGCCGTGAGAATCCCCGCAGACAACGAATTTTTTCCAGCTCATAGCTTGTTGAGTTTTGCCATCAGTGCATCGACCGCTGGCAGAAAGATGTGTTCAATGGCTCTGACGATTGGCTCTTCCTCAATCTTCTTTGCCCAGGAGTGGCCGGCAATGGACAGGGTGGCGTGCAGCATCTCATGGCGGATGGTATCAATCAGGATCACTCTGTTTTTCAATGCATGTTCCGAGATCCAGATTTCCCGATCGTCGAAGTGCATCATTCCCCAGTTCTCCATTTTCTTGATGACGATGCGGAATCTCATTCCGCCGATCATCACCGAAGATGGAACTGAGCGTCTTGGCATCTAGCTTCGTTTGAAAGCGTTTATTAGCCCGACAAGTGCTGTGCCACCAGCGATGATCGCAGCGGCCTGTGCAGGTTGCAGGATGATGCCGAACGCAGTGGCAATTTGGATGATGCCACGCCAAGTGGATTCCATTTTGAGATATTCGGTGACGGTATTCATTATTTCGGATTCTTGAGGATTATGAGCGCCTTGATCATATCGTTGATCTCAACGAAATGGTCATAGTCACTTGAGATTTTTGCGGATGATGGATGCCGCGGAGAGAACTGAGACGATGATGCCTGAGAGTAGAGCTATGGTTTGCAGCCATGGATTTAGATCACCCGGAAGCGTGGCGACAATGCTGGCAAGTGGCGCAGTCACGCCGACTATGCCTTTGCCTGCAAGTGGTAGTTGATCAAATGGATTCATCAGCAGGTTGATCGAGTTCTGCTACCGGCGCAATGTATTTCACGCTACCATCCGGTTGCGGTTGGTAGATGCTGATATCGAACTCGGGAGCAGTATGCTTAAAATTCGCCACGGTAAGCGCAGAGTGAAATGCACGATAAGCAGTAAGCGCAGGCACTGCATTCTTGCCAAACACGTCAAGCACTGCGGGATCAGCAGCGAGTTCGTGTAGTTGCTTGAGGCGAGCTTCGACGAATGAGATTGTGTCGGCAGTGATCTGCTCGATTTCGGCGGCAGCGCGGAAGGCGGGAGTGATTGAGGTGTACATGGTTAACGCTTGATAAATCGTAGGTAACTTCCAGATAGAAATCTTGCTGCGTTGGCAGCATCAGTTGTTGTTCTCTGTTTCACTTGAGGAGTTAATATAGTTGATGCCGATAACGTGAATGTTCCTTTGACTAGAACTGCACATGCCTTATTCGCAGCATCAGCATGAGTAACGAAGCAAACAGATAAAACAGAAGATCCATTTCTTAGCGTCGTCTGAGTCGCTGCCTGTGATCCATTCGCTGAAATGTTTGCAGTCTTCATTACTTGAATTGAAACAGCAGTATCATTATTAGCTGATAACTTAACATTCAATTCAACACCACCAGTTGCACTAGCAGTTAATCCAAACAAAGATGCATCGACTTCGTATGTTCCCGCAGGAAGAGTGATTGTCTGAGATCCATCAACATAGGTGGTACTGCTAGATGAAATATCAGATGTAAGAAAAAGATTGTATGGTGTGCCGTAACGAGTATCTGCATCATCTCGCGTAATCAAACTTGTTGCCGCTGGTGTTCCTGTGCCACTCGATGTAGGGCGAGTAGTACTGGTAAAATTTACTGATCCAGAGAATGTCTGGGTATTTGAAAATGTCTGAGACTGATTACTTAAAGCAACTGTTCCATTTGTTACTTCTGGAAATGTATGACTAAATGTTCCAAATGTATTGATGAATTGGAGAATTCTTTGAGATGGTTGAACAGAGAAAGTTAAACCAGCGGAAGTACAATCATATGTGAGTAATCCACCAGCAGATGAAATTACTGACTCACTATCTAGTGCTATATCATAAAGATATAAATCACTTAAATGTGCATCTCCAGCATAGAAATTCCCATTAACATCTCTTTTTACAAGAGTATTACCAACATTTGAAGAAGTCGCATCCGTAATGTCAGCACTGACAAGGTTACGATTCTCCCAAAGTGTTGCACCTCGCATCAATGCTTGTCCTTCAGCAGGACTTGTAATGTCTACATCGGAAAGCTCAGTAAGCTCAAATCCATTCTGAACATGGACGTTAAGCTCTACAATCGTATTACCATTGATCCGAGTAATAACTCCGAGGTAAACTTGGTGGTATGGGGCCGATGGTTTGTTTGCCATTCCAAACAAAAGTCCACCAGCAGTAGATGGAGAGAGCCATATTGGATCTCCCTCGACAATGCCTGTTGGTTTGGAAATGCTAACCGTCAATCTGCCCTCGGTCACAACATATCCAAACGCATTGTTTGCAAGAGTTGAGACGCAGATGCCAATCGTCTTGCTCGATGTCGCCTCAACATCTGCTTTAGCAAGACCGATGATCACATTGGCTCCAGACGCTCCTGTGACGTAGACAGCTTGTCCAGCAGCGATTGCTTGCCCCGCCTTCGCATAAAGCTCAAGACCAGTTGCCTTTCCTTCTACATGAGGTGCTGTGACGATGCCAGTAAAGGTAGGATCTGCAAGTGGAGCCTTTGTGTTGAGTTGCGTCTGGATTGCTGATGTCACTCCATCGACATATCCAAGCTCGGTTGCTGATACGTTACCAATCGATGTAGTCGATGGTAGCGTGACAGTGCCTGTGAATGTGGGGCTTGCAAGGTTAGCCTTGAGTGCGAGCGCAGCAGAGAGATCAGTCTGCGCAGCCAGTGACCCGGTAATAGTTCCCCAGACGTTATCTGCAGATGTGCCAGCAGGTCCACGCGCAGCCACATTTATAGCTGCGGTCATTTGCTCTGATCCGCTTGTCAGCGTGGCGGTGATGATCTCAGAGTTTGCCTGGACTGATGCGGTGACTATTTCGGCCATGTATTAATCGTTTAGAATTTGAATCGTTCCAACCATGTATGTCTTGATCGACCCGCCAGAATCCGTTGTCTCGATGTTCCAGTATTGAGTGCCAGGATCGAGTGGAAATGGTGTGATTGGATTGACGGTGAATTGCCAGTTGGCCGCAGAGGTGATCAAGATGTTTCCGCCTGTGCTGGTTAGTGTGAGCGTGTCGGTGTCTCCCGCAGCATCGTGGAAAATCATGCGGACGCTCGTTAGTGAATCCGCGAGAGCAGTTCCGCTCGATGATAGACTCACCGAGATGCCGTCCCATGTATCACCACGGACAATCGGTGGCAGCGTGATCTGTGCAGGTCGTGCCATTATACTATGCCGAGAACGGTAAATGTTAAAACGGTTGCATTTGGTGCAATTGCAGGATCTGAAAACACAAAATTTCCACTAGCAGTATATCCATCATCATAAGATTTAAGAAACTTTCCCGGAAGAAGATCGTTTGTTGAAGCGGTATATGGATCTTGAAAAGTCACATCACCAGATGAAAGCACAATCAATTGTGCATAAATTTCTGAGATAAGCGGAAGCGTATTGCCCTCAAAATCCTTTCCGTCTCCATCATAAAGCGTTACTCCTGATGTAGCCACGCCTGCTGTCGTATTTGCTGAAGTTGGAGCTGCGGTGATGCCTGTGCATGTTCCATTGGCAAGCGCAATGTTGAGAGTCGCATCATTTGCAGAGCGAATTGGAAGGCCGCCAACTGTTGATGATAGGCGAGTGAGTGAGATCGCAGTTGTTGTTCCACCAATCGTGAATCGAGCAGCGATAGTTGCATTTGCTGCAAGTGCAGTCCTTACCTTGCCGGCCCATACCGATGCTGTGTCACCAAGGACAACCGACACCGAAATCGTCAATGGAGATCCAGTCATCCCTGCGGATGTAATTGTCACACTTGCGTTGCCGGACGCCGTAATTGTGCCTGCAGCCGTCGCGGTTTCGACTTGGGCAGTTCCTGCCACCCATGCGGTTGCTGTGCAAACGCCTGTATCCTGTGCGATTGTAAGCGTCGATGCAGATCCAGCCATGACAGCTCGGAGCGAGTAAATGACATCGGCATCAGTAAAGCGCTCTTGCGTCTGAGCTACGCCGATCTCGACGTCATTAAAAACGTTAGTGCTGGTTGGCGTGGCCGTTGATCGCAGGCCGTAGGAGAGAATTGACTGCGTGAGATCCATCAAGGATCACGAGATGTCAAAAGATCGTCCATTGAGTGGTATGCACCACTGAATTGCTGGTCCATGATGGATCAATATCAGAATCGTTCTTGGTTAGCGTGTAGGTTCCGCGGAGATCTCGCCACTTGGTTGCCGAGTAGCCTGTGACATCAATGCCGAAGACCGATGTTTCTGGATCAACTCCGATCAAGCAGTTCCACTGGTCGTATTCATTCGGTAGCGTTGAGAATGGATCTGCGTAATCGAAAAATGGACAGCTTATCGTAAATCCCTTGATCAAATCAGTCGGTGGATTTGCATTGATCACCTGAGTGCCATATTTGAATCCAGTGAATCCTTTCGATCCCGTCAGATACAAGTAATGTCGTTTTGGATCTGAGAGGAACCTTTCAGTTCGATTGATGCCGAAAACGTAATGCTTAAAAAGTGACTCATCATCAGCCAGCGATGCTGTTGGGAATGTCTCATCGTAAGATCCATCCGAGAATTGCGTCGCACTGTCGAAATCAAGAGCAAGATCAGTAAATAAAACACGATCAAACGTGTGGCTTTGAGAATAGCTAATTACCTGGGTCGTTGTCATTCCCCCGCTGGTCAATACTCTCGTCCCAGCTCCGGACCGCGCAATCGTGATTCCGGTATAGATCGGCGATGCTTCTGCACCGGTCGTCGTGAATGCATTTCTAAATTCAAGGAATCCACGTAATCCAAATGTACGGCTCAAATATCCTTCATAGTCTCCATGCGGAATGAATATCGTTGGCGTTCTCATGTTGCCCACCACATGTTCGTCGATCCAAATGACTCAACGCCGAGATTACCTCCGGAGAAAATGTTTGTGATTCCTGTGATGACGCCACCAGCAAAATTGACTGTACCAATCAAAAAGCATGAAGTGAATCCAGTTGCTGTAATTGCAGATCCAGAAGGAGGTAGAGACGATGTGGTCTTCTCGATCGTCACAACATAGGTATCTGGCGATCCGAATGTTCCAACGCATTTGATCCAGATCCAAGAATTTGCGCTGATAGTAAGCAGTGGTCGTGGATCATTGTTGATCGCAACTCCAGAGATTGTTGGGTAGTAAGTGTAATTAACCAGCCCGACCGTGATGTAGATTTGCGTGTTTGTCGCCTTTGTAATTTGTAGCGGCAACACCTTGGCTGCATTGTTGACGCGGCCAGTGATTGTCACCTGCCTATCACGCAGCGCGGCAATCGACTTGCGAACCTCGCGTGAGAACCTGCCGATCCACCGAGGATCGTCGGTGATTGTTGGCATTGGGATCTGGACCTGTCCGTAGTTTGCTTGCATTATTCGTAAAGGAATTCGTTCCAGCCACCGTCCTCAGACATCGTCCATTCAACTGTCGTCTGATAGATCGCTCCATCCTCTGTGCCTTTTTGCTCTTGGCTTGCGCTTGTCAGCATCCAGTTGCGAGTGCCATCAGCTTCTGGCTTATTTCCTCTGGGATTTGAGACTTTGCCAAGAGACGAAATTTCTGCTGATATCATCGGCGAGCTTCCCTCGGATGTTTCTGTCCAAGTGATTGTTGGGAAAACGTAAGTCGTGATTCCACCGGCAATCATTTTTGCAAATGTCACTGAATCTCCAACAGCTAGTGCAATTGCATATTTTGTCGATGATCCATCTTCTTTTCTTGGATACCAGAGGTAATATGTTCCCAAATTAAATGCATCTTCTGCATAAATGATATTGCCTGAAATCAATTCCTTTAGAGCGGTTTGCTGACCTTCATCAAGCGCCTTGAATTTTGGATGCTCTGTGAGTGATTTTTCTGACAGTCTACCCTCAAGTCGATAAGTTGGCTCATTCTGGGTTGCATTTGGAAATGTTGAGTCATACTGATTACCAGAAGGAGCAAGAAACTGGATCTTGATTGTTGCGAGTCCGCCTTCGTCGATTGATATATCGTGACTTGCCACCCGAAGATTGCCAGCCCATGTCGGAATGTTGTCGTCGATCGTCGTTGCATAGGCACCAGGATAGACCTTGGCCAAGATTGAATTCACCTGCTCCTTTGCAATAATGTATTCACCAGATCCCTCAATCTGATTTTTGTCATTGATGCTGATCGTCAGCCCAGGCTGACGATAGAGTTCAGTGGTCGAAATTCCGAATGTTGTTGCCATATCTTACCTTGCTGGAAATGGTGCTGGAGTTAATTTAGCCGATATTTCTTGAAGAATTGGAACTACCTTTTCGCCATTGAAGCTATAAATTGATGATTCTCCAGGCTTTGCTGGACGGAATTGATCGCCTCCGGCAGCAGTCATTGTAGTTGTGCCTGCGCGTATAGTCTGAATTTTAGAGTTGAAATCATCAAGAGATCCTTTGATTTTTTCTTGTGGAGATGCGCCAACTGATTTGAACAACATCGGCCCAAATTTCAGAGGATTGGCAGCAGCCAATTGAAGCGCAAACATAAAACCTTGAAATCTTTTATTAGCAAATGACAGTGATGCTTGTAGTCCTATTAAAACAGAATCTCCAATTAACGTGCCAATTGCGCTTGCTGTTTCTGCAAGTTTTGAGCTGTCACCTTGAATTGCTAAAGCGATTGATGCGCCAACAACTTGACCAAGTTGCGTGGCCTTTGCTGACATTATAGGAAAGACCGCTTCCAGCGCAGCAGGTAATCCATTAAATCCTTCGGAGAATGGTTTTGCGAAGCTCTCGATTACCTGCCCGAGTGAAACTTTAATTTTCTCGGATGTCTTGGCAACCGCTTCTGATTGTCCGCTGACTTGGCGATTGATCGCGCCGATGATTTCAGCGAATGCTTTTCCCTTGTCGCCTGTTCGAACGAATTCGCCGCCGATGCGCTCGATATCTGCACGAGTCAAGGCGCCAGTCTTCTTGAGTGCTGTCAGTCCTTTCTCTGGATCGCTGAGAGCCTTGCCGAGCTGCACTGCATAGCCTGTAGCATCGCCACCAAAAAGCACTGACATGTCCAGCGCAGCCTTGGTGACTTGATCGAATAGACCTCCGGTCTGATCGGCAGTTTTGCCAATGTCCTCGAACGACATGACGATTGCCTGCGTTGATGCAATCAGATCGTCATCGACTCCAATCTTGCGAGCGGTTGCGTCGGCCACATCGAGCAGACGGTTTGCGACGACATCAGCCTGGTTGCCGAACAGGCCCATCGTTTGCACCACGTTCTTCAGCTTGGCATCACTTGCCCGGCCTTCCTCGCCGATCGAGTTGAGGCGATATCCTGCATAGGCAACTGCGCCTGCTGCTGCGGTAAATGCTGCACCAATTGCTGCGCCTGCTTTTGTAATCGCGCCGAGTGGACTCTTGATGCTATTTATCGTCCCCTTTACGCTCGACATCGTCTTGTCGAATTGCGAGGCATCACCTTTGATTTTGACGGTTAATCCGGCCATACTTATCCGATGATGTCAACGGAGTTCATGATTTTGGCGATTCGATCAGCAAGTGGTTCGATGTCAGTCTCGACCTCATAACGCTTGCGGAATACCTTAATGCCTCGACGATGCAGTAGAGCGTGGATCAGTTGAGTGGTTTGGTCGATCGGTATGCTAGCGATGGTTTCGATGCTCCAGCCATATTCTGACGCCAGCATGTCGACCATGCATGACCAGTCTCCGGCTGGGTCTCCATTTACTTTCCCGGCTGACTTGCCACCTCAACGGCTGAGAGATTGCGGCGTTCGATGACTCGGTTGATGTAGTCCATGACCAGGACAAAGTCTCCCTCAGAGATAGCAAGGATCTCAGCTTCAAAGTGAGCTGATGCGTCTGGCGATTGCAAGATCTTCGCAGCCTCAAATGGCGGTCGTCCAGCAGCGATAAGATAGGCGCCAATGGCATAATGGTCCGGTGCATCGCCGCCAATGCGTTTGAGCGCGGTCGATACGGATGCCGAGATGCGTTCGGAGAATGGTTTGAGGTCTACCATCTTGCCATTAATCTCGATGGATGGTGGTGTGTCTGTCCACGCTTCTTCTGTGTCGATGTTATTTGTCATTTTCGGAAAAGGATGCGCTCGATTTGATCGAGCTGCTTCTTGGGAATGTGCTTGCCGATCATAGCAACTCTGCCGCGATGCTCGACGCGAGCGAACTGGATGTCCTTCATGGCCACTGTCATCGCTTCATGGCCCAACAGAGCGCCTTTGAGATAGGCGATGGATGAGTCTGGCAGACGCTCGTAGAGTTTCTCGTCGTCGTATAGCAGCGCGTCAGTTGCCGCAGCTTCTGGGAAGCACCATGTCGTCACCTTCTCATTGCGTAGCCAACCGATGATCGGATGACCAAGCGCCTGCATGACCGCGGCCTTTCGCGTGTTCGTAATTCGGCAGGCTGCGCCGAAGTGCAGTGGGAATCCGCGGTTTTGTTTGATCGCCAGGACAAGGTGATCGAAGAGCGCAAATGCGCTTTTGCAGAGAGTCAGTGGGTGACTTGGGTTTGCCAGAATCCACTTCGGATCGCTCCAGTATTTTGCAATCAGCTTCGGACTGTTCCCGCATGGCGACGATTGCTCGAAATGCCAAGTTACTCGGATGCCATCGATCCCATCGCCGACAGCAGTCGAGTATGGATTGCTCGCGTGCAGCGGCACATCAAACGCGTAAATGGTTGCTGCCAAGCGTGGGTTGTCCACCTCGGCAGAGCTTCCGTCAATTGACGTGAAGCCGAATCTTGGAATGATCATATTGGAATAGTTTCATCAGGCGGTGATGAGCGGATGATTCATCGCGGTGATGTCCAGTTTTTGGAAATCCTCGCTTGTATGGCTGCGAGTCACCGAGTCCACAATCGTGATGGTGCCGACAGTTCCCTTGAGATAGTCAGTTGGAGCAGTTACCAAAGTGATTGTTGCCGCTAGTGATCCAGAGTATGCGCTGGAATCTGGAACGAATCCAGACAAGGAAACCTCGATTCGCTCGTCGTAGAATGTCTTGCCGATTGTATCGCCGGTGACATTGCGAACTACTTTGGATTCTTGGCTATAAGCGTAGGTGGCAGTGTCTGCCAAGATGCCAGTTTCAGCAGCAGTGATGCCGAAAACTCCCTTTGATCCAGTCGCGCCAAATTGTGTAGCCATACGCTTGTGCTGAGATGTCAAATTCGCATGACGAGACACTCAGCGGTGTATTGAGTCTCCATGATCGAGTCATCCCAGCTTGTCGTTGCGCCTTGGAAATCCCAGAATTGAATCAAGATGCCATCAGTGCATGATTCCTTTATCACGCTTGGATCGTTGAGCAAAGTCTCGATCTGATCTTGCCATGATCCAACGTCTGAATCTCCTTCATCACCAGCATGGCAGCGCAGCGTGATATTGATGTTGACTTTCAGAACGCCTGGCAAAGCGACTGCATACCGCTCCGACGATGCAGCTCCGACACTCAGGCATGGCAATTCGATCTCAGCGCGTTGAGTTTCTCCAACGATTGAGATTTGATCCGATGGCGAAACATCGTTGAGATATGCAATGAGATTGTTTTCGAGTCGTTCAGTTGTCATTTTACCTTGTTGAGTGCGGTTTGCATGCGCTTGATGTTCTTTCGATATGCGGTTGTGAGCGCCTTGTTGATATCTGAATCCGACATGGCGCTGACGATGAATGTGATTTGATTGGTTAGGTAAATGACGATACCGGATGCCGTTTGATCAATTTTTGATGATCCACGTTTAACATGCCGACGAATCCATTTTGGGATTCCAGAGATCTTCTTTCCGTCGAGACTTTCTCCTGCGTTGATCCACGCACCTTTGCTTAGTCCTGCATTGATTGACTTCTGCTTTGCCAATTCAAATCGATCAGCAAGCTCGATTGGTGATCGCTTAAATTGTCCTCCAGTTGTGAGTGCGCGAGATACTTGTCCTCTTGAGTTTCTGCGAGCTTGGTGCGCTTGTGATGCGTTTTGAGATCCACCGGAAATGTTCGCGTTCTTGATTGCCCGGTGAACCTGCGATTGAATTGATGCTTCAAATTTCTTCCCAATCTTTGCCGATACTCCAAATGGTTGAACGCGAATGGCAAGTTCCTTAGATGATAGTTTGCCAAGATCAATCATAGCATCGCGTTCAGTCTTGCCAATCTTGCGCTCGTATTCAGCGATCTGACGCTTAAACAAAGCAGCGGACTTGGGTGTGATCGTCGCCGAGATCATGTCGATTCATTTGGATCTGCCAGAGTAAACGAGATCGCCACCTTGCCAGTTGAGACTTCCGCGATGCGATACGAGACTCCGTCGATCGTGCATCGTTTCTGAAGAAGCGATTTTGGATTGGTCACATCAGCAGGCTGTGCAATAGCCACACCTTCAACGTCAGATTCAAGACCACCGAGAGCACCCTTGTAGGATTTGCGCTCGTCATTCATTACCACTTGGAATGTCTGACCTGCGCAGATCATGGTTGATGTTCCGAATGCGGAATCAACTTCATCATTCCCGGATAACAGGAAATCATCGACGATGCTCATGCACCTAGCATGATGTCAACCTTCTGGCGCCGCGGTAGTGCCGGCATCGTGCGTGTAGCGATGCAAGATCTTGGGAATGTGGATCTCGGATGAGACTCGTCTCCTTGCCTGATTACACCAGACGAGATCTTCGCCATAGTTTGATTCGCCGAACATACAGGTATCGACTAAATCGCGCCTCCATGCGCAGACGTGCCACGCTCCACGCTCAGTGATGCCGCCCGGGTTGAAAACTCTGTCTTGATTTTTCAACCTAAAATGAACGGTTGAGATCAGTCCGTTGTAGATTGCTTTTTGCTGGAACGTGATGACATCCGGCCTTTGCTCGATCGCCTTCAGAAGCTGTGGAATGTATTCCGGCGTCACATCATCGTCATCATCCATGAATGCGATGTATTGGCCGCGAGCAATATCAACAAGCGCCTGCCGTTTTGCGCCGATCGACCGCTTTCGATTGTCGCAGAAAATTAAATGTTCGACGTCTGGATGATCAAATTTCTCGGTGAGCTTTTCGGCCTGCGCCAACCGACTAGGAATCGATGGGGTAAGAATTGAGAGTTTCATTTGCTGATATTTTTGATCCAGACGCGACCGATTTTATTGATTTTGCATCCATCCACGGCTGCGTATTCATCGACGGCTTTTTTAACGTCATCAAATGGGTAATCGTGGCCACTGAAAATGCCGTTTGGTTTCACCTTCGACTTCCATGCCGTGATGTCTTTGGCTACCGAGTCATAGTCGTGCGCTGCATCGATGAAGACCACATCGCATGATTCGTCTGGAAAGATTGATGCTGATTCTGCGCTGTCGCCCTCGATGATCTCGATCATGTGATCGACCTTGGCATCGGCAATGTTGCGCTTGAATTCACCAAGGATCGACCCGCCGTGTGACTCGACGATTGCGATGTGTCCCTGCTGGTAGAGTTCGCCTTTAAATGTGTCGATGCAGGTGACCTTTACCGTCTTGCCGAGGTTTTGAATTTCTTGGCAGAAATGGATGATGCTTTGACCCATCCAAGATCCAATCTCGACGAAGGTGCCGCCATCTGGAATTGCCTTTGCGATCGCAGAGTAGAACGCCTTGTAGTCGCACCACCCAGGAACATCAGATGCGATCTTCACTTCATTCTTGAGTCGATCGAGAATCGCTTTGCCACGCTCGTAGTTCTCGTCGGAATTGGATCTAGCATAGGTTTCATCCATCTCTCCGACACCGAATGCCGGGTGATGATGCGTGAATGTAATGAAATCGCTCGCGTCGATCACCACATTGTCGCGATAGGCGCAATGCGTGAACCAGTTGTCGGAATACATGCTAAAGAATTCTGGGTGGAATAGATAGCCTTGGTCCTCGTATCGCTTGCGAGTCACGATCGCCATGCAGAGCAGCTTGTCTTTCCGGTGACCATCGCTGACTGCAAGAACCGACGAGATTTCTGTCTGCCCAATAGCATCGATAATCGCTTTGTCCCATCCGGGGAATGCCTCGAAATCATCCGACATTTGCACCAGCACCTTTCCTTTGGAAAATTTTGCTGCAAGATTCCATGCCGCGACAGGTCCAGCGGATTCGCCGACGATTACGCTCTTGGCCATGCATAGCATTGCCGATTCCTCATCATCTGCATCGACCGCAAAAATATGTTCAATGGAATCTGGATCGCTTGCCATGCGCAGCCAGTCCATGCGCTGACGCCATGCGAGTGCCGGCCTTCCGCGAGTGGCATGTAAGAGTGAAATCTTGGCGCCGCTTTGGATGAAATGGTTGTCTTGTAGCGCATCAGCCTCGGCATCGCGTCCATTGCGCCGTAGTGCCATGCTGCGTAGGCTTTTACCTAGGTGGCCGTAATATGTGCGCCTGAGATTCCAAGGCGCCTCCTGTGGCAGTTTGAACGCAAGCATGGCCTCAGTCCATCCCAGCGCAGCAGTAGGATCGTCTGGTACGGATGCCAGTCCGAGTTCGCCGTATGCTTCTGGCCGAGTTGGATCGGTGGCGAGCGCCTGGAGGAGCATCGACTTCTTGACCGCAGGATCGCTGGCGAGTCGTGCGAGTTGGAAAAATGCCTCGTATCGTTCATTTTTTCCAGTGTCTTGTAGCTGCGCAAATTCCAATGCTGCCGTGATCGCCTCGGCATTGCGATCGAGCGCAATCAGACTTTGGAAGATGTGGAATTTTTGGGAGATCGTTCGGTCTTCTGGCGCGATAGATTCCAAAATCCTCAAGTTGCGCTCGTCCCTAGCTGCGGATCTCTTCTCTGATTCGTGCGTAATCTTCGCCGAATCGAATCGAATGAGCTTTGATTCCTCAGAGAATTTCAGACATTCATGAATCGGATGTTCCCACTTGGCAGTTCCTCGACGCCAGATCCGTTCGCGCCAGTTGATGACGCCGTCCTCCGGTACAACGTATGGCATCAGAACGCCATCAATCTCCTTGCCATCCAGATTCTTGAGCAGCAAATGAATCTGCTGGATTGAATCGGCATCGATCATGTCGTCGGTATCGGCCCACATGACCCACGGTTTTGTTGCCATTTGAGTCGCTTGATTCCGAGCTGCGCCGAAGTCATCGACGTGCGGCCAGTCGATCTTGTTCGTGTATCGCTGGACATTGCAGCCGGCATCTAAGCAGATCTGCTCAGTCTGATCTGGCTCACGATTGCCTGGAGCAATCACCACGTTGATTTCGCTGGCGAGTGGCGAGAAGTAGGCCAGAAACCTACGGATCACGCTTTCCGAATTGCCTGCAATTATGCAGAGGCTGAGTTCATTTTGCATCTGCCAATTCGCAGATGTCAAAAATCCCACCCCGGATTGCTCCGAGATGGGATTGATGCCAGAACCAATACCAGGGAGAATCTTATGGCTTAGTGCCAAGGACCAAGCCGAGAGTCAAGCCAGTGGCGACACCGTAGAAGCACTCAAATGCTCCGTAGTGAATGCCCTTGGCTGGGTCGAAGCTGCGACGATAGCCCATCGTGATGCCGTTCGGCGCGCTGACCTGCTCGGCTGCGAGATACATCGAAGTATCTTGCGGAGCGAGATAGCGCATTGCCAAGTTGATCGAGTCAGGGTGAGCAGCGAACGAGACAAGCGAGGTCGAAGCAGTTGGAAGGATGTTGGTTTCGTAAGTATCGAATCCAACGAGCTTGCCAAGCGAACCGGTGCGAACAGCAGTGTTGTCACCGAGTGCATAGGCTTGCAAGACGTTGGAAGATCCAAGAAGTGCAGCGCCTACCACTGGGTTGAAGAAGCAGCTCACCATGTCGAGAGGGACATTGTTGAGGGAAAGTTGCTTACGGAATGCGATGATCTGAGCAAGCGTGTAGTTTGCCTCAGAAGTGGTCACCGATGCAGCACCATAGTTGCTTGTGGTGATGACCTTCCAGATGTTTTCAAGAACCTTTGCAGCAAGTGCGCGGCCTGCTTGAGCAGCAATTGCGTCGAAACGTGCGCCGGACGAGTTGGCAACTTGGATGTCAGTCAGGTCCATCGTAACGATGTTGTGCTGATTCAAGCTGACCGTGTTGCTAGTCACTGCGCCGCCGCCAGTTTGATAGTTGGCAGTAGTTGCGTTGAAGGTTGTCGCAGTGAGCGCCGAGATAAACGGAACAACGATTGCATCGCCTTTATTGCGAGCTTCGCTGCTGATGTTGCGCGAGAATGCGCTGATTGGTGACAATGCAGCATTGAAAGCATTGAGTGCTTCTTGCGCAAAGATCGTATCGTTGAATGAAACTGTAGCCATTGTATTTGTTAGTTAGAGACTGAGAATTTTTGAGCGGTTTTTGCTATAATAGTCCGAGCGATCCTCGGGTGAGAGCTTCGACATGATAGCGAAGTGATCCACTTCAGCGGTTGTCTCGGTTGCGATCTCCTCGATGTGAGTTGGGTGACCAGTTGCAGAGAGCAAACGAGATGCTTCTAGTGAAATTTTTTCAGTAGATGCTTCCGACTTTTCAGTCAGTTCGGTGATGCTGACTTCTTGCTCGGCGATTTTTTTCTCGGCTTCTTTCATAGCTTCAGTCTTTTCGTCGAGTTCAGCTTTTGCTGAAATGAGTTCAGTCACCGCATTTTGCAACTCGGTTTCAACCATCGCAAATTTTGCGGTGGCTTCGGAAATTGATGCTTCAAGCGATTTGATCTCGCTATCTTTTGCTTCAATCTTGGAAGCAAGTTCTGCGTTTGGCAAAAGTTTGTCGAGGATGCTCATACTTGCCTTGGTTGGCATGTCAAATTTTGGACCGATCACCTTGTCGATCAGACCCATCGCAAATGCCTTGTCAGCATTCAGCCAAGTTTCGCTTTTCATCATTTTGCGAATCACTTCTTTTCCAATGCCAGACTTGCCAGCGTAGATATCTGCGATCTCGTCAGAGATTCCATCCAAGAATTGTGATACCTGAAGATGATCGCTTGAATTCCCAGTAGAGTTCAGAGATGCGTCGTGGATCATCATCTGACCACCCTTGACCATGTGGATCTCATCGGCTGCCATAGCGATTACCGATGCCATAGAAGCTGCAAGTGAGTTGATGATCGCAGTGACCTTCACACCGCGATCGCGCATGGCAAGGATCGCGTAGTATAGTCGGTATCCATCAAGCACAGATCCACCGCCAGAGTTGATCTCCATGATGACCTCCTCAAGAGCGCCATCTGCGCTTGCAGTTACGCCGGCGATCTCTGTGCCGATTGCGTTTTGTCCGTAGAGTCGACCCATCTCTTCAATGATCGTGTCGATTGAGTATGGAGTGACAGCTTCATTGAGCTTCACTTTTCCGACTTTGTTTTCGATTGAAAGATAGTTCATTGCTTTTGATTGTTTGGGTTGTGCATTGATTTGTTTGAGTCGAGTTTCGGCCCATGACTTGCCGGCATCTCCGCCCCATAGCGCCCAGGCGATTCTTCCTGCTGATGGGTAACCATCCTCGCCAGGCGAGAATCCAGATGCTTGCTTGTCGACTTCATGTCGTGCGAAGAAGCTGACCATTCGGCCAATAGTTTCTTCAGAAAGATTGACTCTGTTTGAGATGTCGCGAGCGCGAGCAACTCCGATAGCAGTTCCACCTCGGTTAAATTCTTGCCTCCATTGTAATCCACGAGACGCTTCTGCTGCCATTGCATCGGTTGGTTTAAGATCGATAGCATCAATTGCATCTTCGATCGTCTGATATTCTTTGACGATCTCAGCCGGATCGATCACTTCCTCAATTCCCAAAGATGAGTATGCATCACGCGCACGAGCATCATTGTCGATTGCCTCGACAATATCATACCCTTCATCCATCAGTTTCTTGGCCTTGTATTTTTTGAATTGAACCTCGGCGCCTTGTGGGAAATCGCTGAGATGAATCTGCGAATGCGGGACATCATGCGCATTGAGCAGATCACGGGTCTCCTGCATCTGTGAATCTTGACGCCCACTTACGATGATGACGTCGTGATCCATCGATTCATCCTTGAGATAGTCGATGACTTCTTGAATCGGCGATTCTCCATTGAATAGAGTGCCGTCGATGTCGCAGATTATTGATGGATTAGGCATTGAAGACTTCTGTTGGTGCAGTTTCGTTTGGCGTAAGCATTGACATTTCTCGATCCTCGATCACCACTCCGTATTTTTTTGCAGCCGTTTCTGCTGCAAGTTTCCGAAGCGCAACTTCTTCTGCGCGTTCCATCAAATGCTCCTCAAGGGATTTGCCCATCATGCCGACGATATCGCGCATGTTCCTGGCGCCAATCTTCCACATTGCTTCCAGCTCTTTGCTGACGCGGCCATCGTCGATCGTGAGTTTCGCAGGATAAGTAAATTCCCATCTCCACCAGTCTTCCGACTGTGGTAGAATTCCTTGCTTTTGCGCCTTTGCAACTGCATAGCCAACCATTCGATTGGCTGCATATGCTAGAATATCTTGCCGATCCTCGACCGCGCGTTGAGCTTTGCCAATTTCACTGCGTTCCGCGGTTCCTTGTCCGGTTGGTTTCCAGACGAGTGAGTATGGCCAGTTGATTCCAGCGAGAGCACTGCGGATGATCCGATCATGGAACGATTCCCATACATCGCCAGGGCGATCCGATTTGATCGTCTCAAGTTTGCCGCCGGAGTTCGATTTGAAATAACGAATCGCGCCACCATCCATCGTCTGATAGCTTAGTCCTTCTCCGCTCGTTGTGTCACCGACAAGGATATTGCCAGGATCATCAGGATCTGGTCCTCCATGCTCGTTGTATTCGATCAGTCCGATGCTCGAAAGCATCATCTGTGCGAGGCGTTCCCAGTCGTGGGACTGGAGCATGTCGCGAAGATCATTGAGCGCGTGAGTAAATGCCGGCAGTCCGCGGCCTTGCTCTTGCCATGATGGATCGTAAAGGTGAATGACATTGGCAGCATCGAGATATTCGACTGCTTTGCCATCCTCGTCGATCACGATGTATTCCTTTGGTGCGCCACTGGAATAGTAGACGATTCCATCAATCAGAGTTCCTCCATGGAATTGAATGCTCGACTGAGATTGATTGAGATCCCTTGGATTCCCGATCCGATGTGATGGAATGTGTTGATACCGCGGGTATCCATCCGGCGTCTGAGTCAGCAGAACGAATGCCTCACCATCGCGGTCGATCGCGGTCGAGATCAGATAGAGCGAAGTCTTGAAATCATGCATGCCACCGCGAACATCTCCAATGGCGTACCATTGGTTTCTGAGCCAATCGGCAGCGATCTTACCAAATTCGGTATCAGTGCCAGTAAATTTTGGCGCCCATGCTCGACCGACTGCATACATTGCCTTTTGCTCGATGGCGCCACGCGCCGGCCCGAGGTTGAGGAAGAGTCTGCGCGATGCTGACAGCAAAGTGTGCCGATCATTGTATGGAACCAGTTTGCCAATGTCCTTTAACTCGACTGGTTCCCAAGGACGATCCCTCGACCAACGGTTCGCGGAACGTGCCGCCTGCATCACCGCCGTGTTGCCCCATTGATCAAGAATTGCCATCGCTCAATCGCGGATGTCAAAAGAGACCACGCGACCGAGTGCCAGGAGCAAATCCTTGATTGAGCCAAGCAAGCGCCAAGCGAAGTGCAGTCTGCCTAGATGACTCATCGAGTCCGATTACCTTTGCCATAGTCACGCCGTTTTTTCCTGCGCTGGTAATCGAATCCATGCCGCCCTTGGTTAATGCACCGCCAGAGATGGCAGCATCGAATGCAGCGCTGATATCTGCCACGCGCGATGCATCACCATAGGCCCACTGGAATAGGTTGTGCGCAGTGCTATATACGGTTGCCGCCATTCACATGGCGAGAGATGTCAAACATCGAAGCCAGGAATGATCTTGAGCATGAGCGCGGCCACGATCTGCATCGCCTCGACATCCCATCCGTGGTTATCACGTCTGACTTTAACCCACCGATATTCGACCTGCTTAGTCTTGCCATTGACGATCTCACGCTTTGCTTCCGAGTCGATCTGCTTCAGGTATTCTTCCGGTGCATCGTCTGGTATTTCCCATGACTGAGCCTGTCCAGTTCGATGAGCGTGCAGGATGTCCTTAATCCGATCGGATGCCCAGAATGCATAGCGTGCCTTGCGTCCATTGGTGGCAGATGCCTCCGAGAATTTTGAGAATGGTCGATGGATGATGTCGCCATTTTGCTTCTTGTAGGCAAATGATGCTTGTCCAGATCCGTGCAGCGCGGTCCAGTCATTGGATGCAGTCGCGCAGTATACCTGGTCCGTGTTATACTGAGCATCCACGAATGTCATCTTGGGTGAAACCTTCATGTGCCGACGCAGCTCCTCGATCTGGTCGTAAGTTTCCATGCGCCCAAAAAACAGCAGGCGCGATGATCCATCCGATCGCCATGCTCGGCAGACAACCCAGAAGTGATCGCGTTGAACGTCCACTGTGATGAACCGATATGTTTCATTTTCGACGAGTTGGCCTTGAGAGAATTCGGCGAGTCTGTATCCATCGCCGACGAGTGCCTGGCGATTGTCTGTCAGATCCTCTTCCCAGCTCTCGGCGAGTCGCTTCTGAATGAATTGCCGCAGAGGATCAATGTTGCCAACCTTCATCGCGGCCTTTGCCTCCAAGTTCAGCAATGCAATTTCCCAGAGTGGTTTGCGCCAGTTGCAAAGGACGTTGTAGTGAAAGCCAACATGCCCGGGAAGACCGCTCGATGTCTGAACGTAAGATGCTGACTCTGCCAATGCTCGGCGCTGCTGCGTGTTGTCGGCACATGTCCAATCGCAGTCTGGGTTATCACATTTGAGCTTGGCGGTTTGCGCTCGATCGAGAAGCAATTTTTCCTCGTCGTCGTCGATCGCCACGTTGCACCATTTCCAAGGTTGGATCGTTGTGCATGTTGGGCAGGGAAATGAGAATTCCCGCTGGTCAGTTTGCTGCCATGCTTTGTCGAGGTCATCTCCCTTGGTGCCGGCCTGCGAGAGAATGAAGAATTGACGATTCCAGCGATCGTGCAATCGACCGCGAGATTCATTTAGCATGCCTGGCTTATATTGCCACGCCTCGTCATTGAAAACGCGGCGCATCGACTTGCTCTGAAGTCCTGAAAGATTCGCGCCTGTAAGGAACAGCGACATGTGCGGAAATAGGATCTGCATCTTCCGCTTCTTGTGGCGATCTTCCGGTAGGAGTGCTGCGGTTTCCGGCGTGTTACGGATCGCGTAATCCATCCGAGTCTCTGCCCAGTCGCGCAGGTCGTCATCGGTTTGGCCGACGAGCAAGGTTGGCCCAGGATCTTCCGAGATGATGTATTGCAACGCAGCCTCGATGAAGGTTGTCTTGCCAGTTCCGATCGGCGCGAGGAAGACAATCTCCTTGGCATCAGACTCGGCCAAGATGTCGAGTGGTTCCCGTTGCCACGGAGCATTCTCGATCTGGAATTTTGGCGTCAATCCATCTTGGATCGCGATGCGTCCCGAGGACCAGGCTGATGGAGATAGACGAGCAGGTGGACGACAAGAACGGCGAAAGGAATTGATGATTGTTGGATCAGACTTAATCATCTATTCCTTGATCCTTCCGTGTTTTGCTGGCGCGTTGCGTCGCCAACTCAATAGTCATTCCTTTGTTGATGAGGTTGCGAGCGTGCCTTGGTGATATTTTTAAAATCTCAGCGATTCGTTGTTTGACCTCGTTCTTCTTTCCTCGTCCTCCGTTCGGTTTGTATTGTTGATTTGGATAAATCATATTCAAAACATTTCCATTTGAAGTATTCCGTCATCTAGTTTCATGCACCACCCTTGAAAGAAGACAAAGTTCCTCGCTCTATATGCTGGGTCTTTGAGTTTTTCATTCTCCTCTTTCCAGACGATCCATCCTGCTTTCCTGCCGTTGTTCCTTCGGTCAAAATAATGATCGACCGCAGCGATTGACCAATCGATCGAACCTTCGTTGTCTATTAGGACTTTGGAAGAAATCGGGCATTTGCCAGAATAGTGATTCCTAAGACAGCTCACGAATTCATCAACGATCTTTTTGGGAAATTCATTCCTAGGAATGATCGTGTTGATTTCGCCTTTGATTTCTTTGACGCCGACGAGAGTGGATTTCTCCAACCGTTCTAAACGACTGTTCATCTGAGATTGGTAATCTGCCAATCGCCGCAATTCCTGACCAGCGGCGATCATGGCACTAGAAATATCAACCATCGGTGCGGACGAGTATCCTCCAGTCTTACGGACTGATGGTAGAACCTCGCTTGTGACCCATTTACGAAAGCGATGAGGGACACTTCCAACTTTCATCGCGTCTCGGCATCTGAGGACTAAAGCGAAAAGACCACTCTCGGAGATGAGCATCAAATTTTGAGATCCACCTTCGCCAGACCGCCAGTGACTCGGGATTAAATCCCGAGTCACTCGGACCTTCTCATCCTCATCCAACTTTCCAACGGCGTCAGAAATATCCTTGAGTCCGAGAGCGGCGCATACATCAATAGCTACGAACCAGGGTTGATTCTCTCTTGTGATGCTTCGGATTGGAGCGCCATCGAAATTGAAATTGGAAACGGAATTTGAAGTAGTGGTGATTTCGTCCATCACTATTTACGGGATGTCAAATCTTCCTGCTTTTCCTTCTATTCCTCGTTCCAGATTTTAGCGCTGGCATCGGATAAAGTGGAAAGAACCTCGTCCACTTTCTCCCGGATAACCTTCTGCATTCCAGCGGGTGTCATTCCCTCCAGCATAGGTGGCAAATCAGCTTCCATTCGCATGATCGCAGCCTTCACTGCTGCGCCGATCCGCAGCATTGATTCCTCTACCATTGCCCGGCTGACGTAAGATCCGGCAGCTTCTCGCAACTTGAACGCATTTACGAGTCCGTCGATCTGAGTCTTGATGCGCTGCGCGTCATGTTTATCGGTGCAATGCGCCAGTTCCGAGATCAGACGTTCGGTGTGATCGGATGATTCGATTGGATCGCTGGATGATGGTGTGGCCGGCACTGGTTTCCACTCGTCCTTGAGTGTCTTGGGAAGATTTCGGCATCGAGCGATCTTAGCTTTGACCTGTGCATCGTCCCAGACATCGACGCCACCGCGCTCCCAGTTCCCTAGGGTCTGGATGCTGATGCCGATCTGTGCCGAGCGTTGGTTTCTGGTCTGCTTTTTCATGCCTCAGTCAAAAAATGACTCATGCGCTTTTATCGAGATGAGGCGCAAC